CTATGCTACTTGCACCTAATCCTCGTGCAGCCATAGTCTGTTCTGCTACTCTAACTGCACCTCTTGCCCAAGGAGGAACTTCACCCTGTTCAAACTGTTGCAATAATGTCGCAAGTTGTCCTTGAACTGTAGCCTGTTCTGTAGGTGCAGCTACAGCAGCTTGTGCTACTGGCTCAATAAATTGTGCTGCTTCAATAGCTTGTCCTGTAGGTCCAGCTACAACCTCTCCTGCCTGTAACGCTCTGGCAGCAGGAGCCTGTATCTGTGCAGCTTGCGCCTGTTGAGCAGCTTGAATATTTGCAATATTAGATTGTGCTTGTTGCTGCGCTTCAATTGTCTGAGTGGGGGCTTGCAACTGAGCAGCTTGTGCAGCAACAGTCCTTACATCAGGAGTAGCAGCAGCAGCAGTAACTTGTGGTACAGCAGCAGCCGTAGGAGCAGTAGTTTGCTGTGCAGTGACTTGTGTAGCAGCAGGAACTGTAACATCTGTAGTTACTTGACCAGCCGCTGGTGCAATTGTTTGAGCACCTTCAAATGGAGTAGTAACCGCTTGAAACGCTGCTCCCGGAACAAGCCCCGGTGTCGTTGTTCTTTGTGCAGTAAGCTCACCAATCAGTGGCGTTTGTAGAAAGCCGCCCGTTTGGAATTGCCTAACTTGATCTTCACCAAACATATCTGTGTCTTGCTGTGCAAAATACCTAGTTGCGACATCTGGATTTTGTTCTAAAAAACTACCAAAGTCTGCTAAGTCTTCGCCAGCATAACCATAGCCTTTAGCCATCTCTTGTAGTTGATCTTGTCTATATCCAGTAAATGGATTATTTGGTACTGCCATTATTTACAATTCCTTTAGGTTTGGTTCTCATTAGTTTTTGGTTTAGTTGGCTCGTCAAGCCCATCCTCTTGTTTATCCAACATTTTTTTAATAGCATTTATATCAGGAAGAATGTAAGAAGCTAGTCCTCCTTGAGTAACACAAGCTATATCAGGAGGAGCACTAGGAACATTGTAAGCTATAATTGTCCATGTACCTGATTTTTCATTTCTAAATAAAATGTAGTAAGGTTCTTGATTTTTTCTATCTGATTGAAGAACCATAAATTCTGTTTCGTTAAAAAACCCTGAAAACTTACTTAAAATATCAGCTTGGTCACCACAGATCATAGGTGGTCCCGGCAATACTTGTGCTAATGCAGCAGTACTAAAAAATACTACACCATAGAAACTAATCGTCAGTAGCTTCAGTATTTGGTTCATTATTTTGTACCTCCTCAAGTTGCCTTTGTAGAGATGATACCGTAGCCACAGCTTGGGCTAAGTTATTTAAAGCAGTATTGCGTTGTTCTATAATTACATTAATAAAATCATTTACATCTGGTTGGTTTGACATAAAACAATTTCCTTACTTACGTTCTCCAAGTGCGGTTAAACGTCAGAAGCTCCGTCAAGTACACTTTCAGTCTTGAGCTTGGCATAGGCATGAGCAATAAGATTACTATCACTTTCATCACCTACAGAATAATCATACTTAAATTTATCTATAGAAGGACATGGAATAACTTCAGGAGCAGCCTTTGCACGTTCGTCAGCATCTTTGTATACAGATACATCTACCATGAGGAACCAATCATCTTCGTTATCTTTTCTACAGACATGAGCATTAGTCACACGAACATAGCCATCGTTATGAGTCATACCGCCCTGTAGTGGAATATTTGCTTGTAGTGCCATATTTTATTCTCCTTTATTTAATTAAGTAAACTGGCATTTACTAATAGCTTAATATCATTTTTCTCTAGGATTTTATCCGCTTTATCTTTTCCAAGAGATTCTGATGCTAATTCATATACAGCCCTAAGAAGGTTCTCATGTTTTTCATGTTGTTGCCAAATTGCACCGTTATGTAGTTTTGAGAGATGCATCCAGTTTACATAGTTATTCGGTGATCCATCATCATCACGACCAACAAGCCCAGCTTCAGCCAAATCTTCATGTCGGTATTGAACAAACTCATCAAATTTTGAAGCAATCAACCCTCTTGTAGAAAGAGAACGATCTATTGTCCTAACCAACTGTGCATCGTCGTATTCATCATACACTGCATTAGCTGCATTGCTGTGCATGGAGCCTTCGGCATCGAAGATGAACCCCGGCCCAGCGGTGCAGCCCTCAATGACGACGACGTTCTCATCTGATCCCATGACAGTGCTCGATGCGCTTGATTTTTTCACGCCTCGAAAAATTATTGGAGCGGATGCCGACGTGCTCTTCGCCGTGTTTGCTGATACACATTGGCCCAAAATTCGGATGCCTTGACTACCTTCGCCCAGACCCACTACATCTGGGGCACCCGCAGTAGCTGAAGACTTTTTGATGAAGAAGTAGGTGTCAGTTTCTGTATCACTCGTCATTCCATGAGCAATATCAGAAGACTTTAGTGCCAATATTTCATTATCTTGACCACCCTGATTTATTGTTACTCCAATAGTTGAGAAAGTATTTTCTGTTTCCCTATGCAGGATGGAATTGCTACCAAATCTAGTAAGCTCTGAGCCACCTATCGTAACAGCCATATGATCAGCAGTAGGAAAGAAAATACCAGCATTTGTACTTGTTGTACCGTGTAAACTTGGTGTAGAAGTGCTGCCATCATCTGCTTTAATTCCAGCAGATGTAGTGATCAAACCAGCAGCCGTTAGTGTTTGTGCAGCTATAGTACTGCCAGATTGTGCAGTAAAAGTATTTGCTGTGAACTGAAAGTCATCAGCCCCTGCAATACGAATATCTATCTGATCATCAGTGTCAGCAGTAATACTGGTATCTGCATCTGCATCAAGAATAAGCTCACCAGCATTCATGTCTATTTTATTTGTACCTGCATTTAAAAATGTTCCAGCAGATGTAATAGACCACTTTGTAGCAGCAGCTTCAGAGGCTCCTGTCATAAAGTCTATTGAAGTTGCATTTGCATCAGCAGCAAAGTCTCCCTCTGATCTTGCTTGAATTGCAGCAGCTACAAGAATAGCATCTGTACCTGTACCTTCGTCTGGTGCCTGAAAAGCAACCTTACCTATAACATCATTTGCAGCTATATCTGTTTCACCAGTTTGCAAAGTTAAAAGAAATGGATTGTCATCTCCTGTTGCTATACTTTTAAGAAATAGACCATCATCAGGATCATGTGTAACTGTAACATCTTGATCATTACCAAAGTAAATAATACCACCGTCTGCTAAGTAGAGATCAGACCATTCTGCTGAAGCTGTACCCAATGAATCACCATCAGCAGAAGAAGGATCAGAAGAGCCAGATGCTTCTGCCCAAGCAATGTCAGTACCATCAGAAGTTAAAACATAGTTTGCAGAACCAGCAGCAAGTGCAGTTGGATCACCAGATGCATTACCAATAATAAGTTTGCCTCGTGCCAAACCTGCCATCTTAGCAAGTGTAACTGCATTGTCTTGAATATCTGCTGTTTCAATCGTATCATTTGGAAGGAGAGGAACTTGGCTAAAGGTAACTACGCCAGTAGAAGAAATAGCAATAGCATCTGTATCTGAGGCACTGCCTATATTTCCAGCATCAGCAATAACAAGACCTGCTCCAGAAGTAATGACTGCTCCAGAAGTAATTGCATTATTAAATGTTGCAGCACCAGCATCAGACATATCCAATGTTAAGGCTGTAACAGCAGAGCCACCGTCATCTCCCTTAAAGACAATATCTTTATCTTGTACACTGGAAGTTATTACAAAATCAGAAGATGAATTAGAAAAGTCACCAATAGCAGTACCATCATCCTTAAAAGTTACGTTAGCACCACCTGCATCCAATACAATATCTGCACCAGCATCTATTGTCAGTATAGCAGAAGAGGATATCGTAAGATCGGTCCCGTCACCTTCAATTTTTTCTCCATCATCTCCAAAAGTAACACCAATGTTTGCAGGAATATTAATGTCGCCGCCAGAGCCTACAGTAATTGAAAGATCAGTACCATCAGATTCAATCTTTTCAGCAGTGGCAAACGTAAGGCCCACACCACTTGGAATGTTTACATCAGCCGTAGCAGTAAGGTTAATGTTGTTACCTGAAACTGTAAGGTCTGTTCCATCACCCTCAATCTTTTCTGCATCGTCACCAAATGTAAGACCTACATTAGCTGGAATATTAATATCTGTAGTAGCAGTAAGGTTTAGATCAGCACTTGCATTAATTGTTAAATCTGTACCATCACCCTCAATTTTCTCACCATCATCACCAAATGTAACACCAATATTTGCAGGAACATTGATATCACCACCTGAACCCACAGTTATACTAAGGTCCGTACCATCAGATTCAATCTTTTCAGCAGTAGCAAAAGTAATTCCTACTCCGCTAGGAATATTAACGTCAGCAGTGGCAGTGAGATTAATGTTATTGCCACTAATAGTAAGGTCCGTACCATCACCTTCTATCTTTTCACCGTCATCTCCAAAAGTAAGACCGATATCTGCTGGAATATTTATGTCTCCTCCACTACCAACTGTGATTGAAAGGTCTGTACCGTCTGATTCAATTTTCTCTGCTGTAGCAAATGTGACACCCACTCCGCTAGGAATATTAACGTCAGCAGTGGCAGTGAGATTGATATTGTTTCCACTAATAGTAAGATCAGTACCGTCTCCTTCGATTTTCTCTCCATCATTGCCAAATGTAACTCCTACATTGGCTGGTATGTTAACATCAGAAGTAGCAGTAAGATTAATGTCAGCACCAGATGTTACAGTAATATCTGTTCCATCACCAGAAATATACTCTCCACCTTCATCAAATACATAAAGACGTTTTGTACTGTCTATAACTACGTCATCACTAAACTTGAAGTGATCCTCATCTTCCATCCATGTAAGAAGACCATCGCTAGTTTCTCCATCAAAGGTTACAGCAATGTCTGTGCCTGATGACCCGTCACCAATTGTGATAGCTGTACCTAAAAGTTTAGTAACAGGGCCACCTTCAGCCGCTGTACCATCATGTGTGTGTCCAGTAGAAGAAGCAAAAGCAGAAACTAGTTGAGCAAATTCATTATTAAAATCTGCCGCATTAATGACTTCACCATCAACAATTTCTGTGCTACTTTGTCTTGTATAGGTTGCCCCCATTATCGTCTTCCTCCTGCAGTAAATTCTAATTGATATGAATGTAAAGTAAATGGATTGTTTGCGCTGTCGTGATTAACTCTTACAGCAATAAGAAATCCTGATCCCTCAATAGCTCGTCTAAAAATTGGTGCTCCACTTGAATCATACACAGCACTGGCATATGTAGATGAAGAACTTCCGTATATGGCAATGCCGCCGGGAGATGCAATATCAAAAAATGTAGGTTGAGGAACTTCTTTACTGTCTGAATCATATCTAATTCTAAGTTGTGCGTCTACTGTTCCCTCTACCTCATAATTTAAAATAACACGCTGCATAAGTTTGCGAATGCCGGTATCTCCAAGAGAGAGATCAGGTGATCTATACACAGCGACAACATTACTTCCGTCGAATGTGTCACCACTTTCCTGCCTCCTAACATATCCATCGTATCCACCCTCTATAATATACTCAGTGTTGCTTATAAATCCTGAATCCATCGAAGAAGGTTTCATTCCTTTTATATCAGCAAACTCATATCCTATACCCTGCTGTGTTCTTTTTAATGTAGCTAAAATTCCATTTGAATCGGCTGCTGCTGCACCTGTTTTTGGATAAAACAAACGGTATTGACTTTTATTTCTTACAATTACAGAACTAATATTATCAAATCCAATATCCTGTATTCGTTTTTGTATTGGCTTAGACACAGAACCTAATTCTACGTCACCAATTCTTGCAGTTGCAGCTACTGTTCTTATACCATCTGGTGATAGAAATAGTAGATCACCTCCTATTTCCTGTACTGAAAACCCATCTGCACAACCCAATGTTCTTGTTACAGGAGCTACTTGCCAATCTGCTATACTTGTTCCTTGAAGTTGGTAGATTTTATCTTTACCAAAAATAAACAAAGCATCACGAAAAACTTTTAATTCTACAACTGGTGTATCTACTTTAATTGATCCTGCACCATTTGCTGCACTAAAGTCTGCTTCATTAAACGGAGCAGAAAATACAATCTCTTGTGGATTGGTAGACATTCCTGCAAAAAATATGTGGTCTTTAAATACTGCCACAGAAGCAGGATCAGCAGGTGCTCCTGTAGCACTTAATAGTGTGTAGGTAGAACCATCATACGTAGCTGCTTGATTAACATCGTCCACCATAATAACTTTAGTAGTATTGTTAAAGTTAAAGTCATCAAATTTGTAACGGCCAGCAGAAGTTCGTGTGCCAATAGAAGTACTCCAACCTGTTCCAGTGCTAAACTTTACCACATTACCTGCAGCAGCAAGTACACCATTGTTAAAAATCTTAACACCAAGTACAGCATTAGTACTATTTACTTGGCTACTATCAAACTTTGAATTACCTGTAAGTCTCCTGTATCCACCTTGAATACTAGGTTCAAAGTTTTGTAGCTGAACTGCTGCTCCGGGTGGCATAGAAAAGTCATCTCTATCAAGAATTAAACCTCCACTTAAAGAAACAGTTACAGGAGATATAGCTGAAGTATCTGGCATTTATTTTTATCCTGCTGGTGTAATTTGTTCTTCGATAAAAAGAGAAACAGTTAAATCATCTGCAGCAGAAGCTTGCGCCTTAAATATATCTCCTGCTTCTAATACTATGTTTGCATTATCTAATCGTAAAAAATCATCTGCTGCTACACTTTTTGTACTAACTAAATCAAATGTAGCACTTGCTGATGTGTCTGTGTATTTTAATGATATATCTGCAGCACTGCTTCCATCTACATTTGCTACAATTACTTCTCGTACTACTGCAGTAAAGTTAGTAGGGCATGTGTACACAGTAGTTAAGTTTGTACTTGACAAAGCTGAAGCAGCATTTTTTAATCTTACAGCCATGTCTTACCCTTTCTTCTTTTTTTTCTTTACTTTTTTAATTTTACCTTTATTTACAGAGGCATAGAATACCCGTTCACCTTGCTCCTTACCATATTCTTTTTTCATAGAAGCTTTTATCTTTTTACCTTTTTTAGTAAGAGGCATAAGTGAACGAGTATTTATGCTTAGTTAGTTACTACGATACCGAAGCACTAAACGGAGTAGCTTCTGTGCCACTCGCAGTTAGTATGCCCTTAACCATATACTGGTTAGTAGCAATATCAATAAGTGTAATTTCATCACCAATAGAAACACCACCTGTAGTCGTACCATCTAACGTAATGGTATCCGAATCAGCAGCAGTATTAAAAGAAACAACCGTATTGGCGCTATCTTGATGAAGAGTAACAGAACCATCAATCGTATCAGTAGCATCAGCAACTTTAATAACGTAGTTGGATGTATTTACTACAGATACAATAAATTGAAATTCTGCACCAGAACCTGTTGCAGCAGGAAGCGTAAAGGTCGCTGCTGCATCACCACCGACTTCGCCCATTAGCAGAATACGTCCTGCATGATCAGCGTTTGTCAGTGTTGCGGTTGCAGTTAGAGTAACTAAATCTCGTATAAACGATCCCCCAAGAGTAGTCGTACCAGCAGTAACAGTAAGACCTCCAGCAGTAACTGTAAGTCCTCCTGAAGTTACAGTCATACCATCTTCAACAAAAACATCTTCAGGGACACGAGATACACCTTGTGTCATTTTAAAACTAGCCATTTTTACATTCCTTTCTTAGCTAAATATTTATGATACGGTAGCACTAAACATTGTTGCAGGATTAGAACCTGCAGCACATGTTACCATACCACTCACTGCGTATTGGTTAGATGCTATGTCAATCACTTCAACATAGTCACCTATCGCACCCCCACCAGTAGTCGTACCATTTAACGTAATGGTATCTGATGCAGAGGCTGTTACCATAGAAGAGGCATCAGTTCCGTCTGCATCGGTAATCACAATCTGACCGTCGATGGTGTCTGTTGCGTCTGCCACTTTAATTAAGTAATTAGAAGTATTTACTACTGACACAACAAATTTAAACACACTTCCTGTTCCTGTAGCAGCAGGAAGCGTAAAAGTGGCAGCAGCATCGCCACCAACCTCTCCCATAAGAAGTGTTCTACCTGCATGATCTGCAGTTGTAATTGATGCAGTTGCAGTTAGAGTCACAATGTCTCTAGTATGCCTATCGACATTTTGATTTACAAGTCCATTTAATAGAGACATAAATCTTCTCCTTATGACAATACTAAGCGCATAGTTACATCTGTACCACCTACTCTTGCATAATTCAGGTATTGAGAATCACCAGCCTGTTTAGGCACAGTAAGTGAATGTAAGCCAGCAGCTAATTTAATATCATTTGCAGTGCTAACAGCAGCCGTACTGGAAGCACCAAAGTTAACGTAAATTTCACCATTTAGGTGTACTGTTACTAAATTGTAACTTGAGACATTTGTTCCACCAGCAGTAGAACCTACAGTAACAACCGACTGCACATCCCAGAACATGTTATTTCCTTGTGGTATCTGCGTCATTAATTTTCTCCTATGTTAAAAAGATGCCGAAGTTGTATAAATAGAACTATTTGATCTAGGAATATACGTGGACCTTAAATAATCCATGCGATTAATAAGTAAGGTTTGCATGTGTTTTATGCCCTCATTAAAAAGAGCAAAACTACGTTCATATAGTGGAACTTCACTGCGATACAAATAAACATACGACACTGCACCATCTACAATTATATGCCCAAACCTATCGGGAATCGTAGTTGTATCACCGTGTGCAGATAAATCAGAACTTGGAAATGTAAAATAGTCAAAGGTTAAAGTGTATGCTTTATTTGGAAAAGGCCAAAGACCATACGTATTATCGGGATGCCTAAATACGTGAGTAGGTATTCCACCTGCATCTATCTGAGCTACCGTAGTTCCAGTTGAATGACTAGCTGCAGTCGTACTTTCTGCGCCCCTTGTAGCACCAGTAAAAGATGTAGAA